AACGGCGATTGCATGGTCGTATTTGCAATCGTGGTGGTGTAAGTGATGCGACCTGGCATTTAAGCCCCCGCCAGCATCTGCGCCTGACGGCTGCGCGGGTCGATTATGGTGACGTCTGCATTCGTGATTTGGTTTTTGATTTCAGGGATCACTGTATTCGTCACAAAATCAGCGGTCATCACGTTGCCCTGGATATACACGTTCACCGGCTGCGCGGCTGGTGCGTTCATGGCGGACGTTCCGGCTGCATTCGCTGCGCTGGACGGAGTAGAACCCACTGAATTCGGGTTCGCCATTTGCCCTGGTATTGCGGTTGCCGCCATGCCGCCCGCGCTGGGTGCGGAGCCACCTGAAGCACCGCCGCCAAACGAAGCTGAATTGATTGCATCGATTTGGATCATTTGCGTGGCAAAGGCCAAAGCCGCATAAGCCGCACCTACAGCCGGGCCAAAGGGGCCGCCTGCTTCCATGCCGGATTTATAGGCTGCAATCACTGTTGCGGGAAGATTAATGGCTGCTTGTGCCAGCTGTAAAACTTTAACCGCTTCGAAGGCTGCGCGCGAATGCGTTGCCGAGGCTGAAAGCATATTACTCAACAGTGAAATATGCGTTTGCAGCTGTTGCTTGCCGGTCATTTTGTCATAATCTAGCCGGGTGACTGCGCCCTTTTGGATTAAGCTGCTTATCGCATTTTCATGATCAATCTGCGCCTGCTCGGACATCATTTTGTAGCGCCCGTCTTGTTCGCCATTATTTTTGCGATATTGTTCGGCGAGATCGAGGCGGTCTTTGTAGGATTTATTCTCGATTTCAAGCAAAGTTTGTGCGGCTTTTTTGGCCTTGGCATCGTAGGCAGTTGGGCCGCTGGCTTCTTCAGTTGCGATCTTGTTGCGCTCAATCGCACCTTTTAGTTCAATGGCCTTTTTTGCATCATTGTTTTTTTGCGCCAGCTCAAGTTCCTTTTGCAAAATCTGTTGCTCTTGAGCCAAGCCTGCCAATAATAATTGTTGCTTGGAATTTGAAAACTGTCTTTCTGAAATGAGCATGTTGGCCAGCTGCATATTCAGATTGGTTTGGTGCTTTTGGCCGTAGGCGACGCGCTCTTTGAATTCCTGTTCAAGCATGGCCATGGCCTCGGAATAGGCGGCCTTGCTGCCGTCAACGACCGCTGCGGCGTAACCGCCGACCGCTTGCTTGCCAGACTCTTTGGCAGCGGCTTTAATCTTGGGTGTATTTTCAGTCCACACTTTGGCAATCGAACCAATATCGTTAGACATTGATTCAACCATGTCGTGGCTCATATTCACAATGGCGTCTTTCGCGCCCTTAAAATCGCCAGTTAAAGCTAAAACGATTGCCGCTGCGACACCCCCGATCACGGTGCCGATTTGGGCGAATACATCTTTGACCACAACGCCAATCGTAATGACCGACTTGATCATGATTTCTAGCGCGCCGAATTCCTTTTTTAACGTATCGGTATCGGTAGCAGCATCAACAAACATTTTGGAAATTTTGTCGATGGTTGGTAATAGCTGTGTCATGGCAGTATTCGCCATGCCTTTCGCGGCCTGCCCCATGAGTGCGAAACGGTCATTGACCACTTCTGCACCAGCTGCTGTTTCTTTGGTTAATGTCAATCCGAGCCGGTCGGACATTTCTGCATTTTCACGCAAGCTTTGACTGCCGGCGTTCAGCATCGGAATCATGCCCGCCCCTGCCTTGCCGAAAATATCCATCGCCAGGGCAGTTTTGCCCGCGCCATCTTCAAGGCCTGCGAACTTGTCCGCAACTTCAGCCATGATCACATCGGAGTTTTTTAAATGCCCTTGTGAATCTTTGACTTTGATACCGAGATAATCGAAGGCTTGCGCACCCGTGCCGGTGCCGTCCGCTGCATCACGTATGCCCTTGTCGAGCTTACCCATACTTTTGGCCAGCGTTTCCATATCGACATCGGAAAGCTTTGCAGACAAAGAAAGGCGCGAAAGCGATTCGACTGATACGCCAACGGATTGCGACATTTTATTGAGCTGGTCGGCTGACTCCAGTGAGCCGCGAATCATTTCCCCAAACATTGCCACTCCGGCAAGTTCGGCTAAATGCACAAAGTGGCTTTTTAATCCGGAGACGGCATTGCCGACGGACTCGAAAGCCTCTTTGGTTTTATCAACTGCGCTGATTTCGATTTGAGCTTGATTGGCGCTCATGCTGTGACCTCGTTTACTTTGGCTAGTATCGCCAGTTCCATTGCTCGAATATCGTTAAAAACTTCGCCGGGTTTTTCAATTTCGCACAAGCGCATCACCGTTTCTACTGAAGGGTAGTGCAGCCCCGTGAGGCGACTGCCCTCGCCTTCATTGCGGTAACGCCATTGCGTGGTTGAGCGCAGGAAAACACCCAGCGACACATCATTTTCAGGCCAGATTTCGAACTCATCCGGGGTGAGTTCAGTGGCATCCAAAAGCATTTCAAGAGGTATGCCATAACGTTCCGCATCTTCTTCAAACTGCTGGCGCTGTTCTTTCGCGCTGACCTGCCCGCCGCACAGCCAATGGAGTGCGGCGGCGGTTAGTTTTTTTGGCGCGCCTCGCTAATGCTTGAAAAAAACGCATTCACAATGGCCTTGCCGACCCGTGGTTCATCTGCGATTGCTTCAAGCGCATCGATTGAAAATTGAATTTCATCATCGTCACAATCTTTCAGATTTTTCCAGCCTGCGACAAGCCGTGCCAGTAGTTCTGCATCGGTGATTGTTTCAGCGCCGATTTGGGCGAGTATTTCTTTTATTTCTGAACTTTTCAGCCGCTTGAATTCGATTTCGAATTTCAACTTTTTTGTGCCGCCCACGAGGGTGACTTCAACCGGTTCGAAATAAGTTGGATTTTTTGAAAGCTTGAACATTTTTAAAGTACCGTAATAACCAGCTCGTCATTGCCCGCATTCGTGCACAAGTCGCCTGCCATGGTGATTGTTTCAACCCCGTTCGCGCTGCCCAAGGTGGGTGCGCCCAGCTGCACAACGGGGGCTGATATTTGCACTTTGTTGCCGGCAACCGTGCCATGCGTGAGCGTGAATGCGCCGGTGGTGGCCGCCAGGGCAATCGAGAAATAATCTTTGATGGCCATGGTGGGGCGTTCAAGATCAAACGAGCCGATTGGCTGGCGGTCGGTGAAGGTGATTTCTTCCAGGTTGATAATGTTGCGATAAGCCATCGCGTTGGCAACGTCGATGCTGACACTTGTAAAATTGCCCGTAAAGCCGTGCAGGGTGACGGGGGTGGTATTCGCTTGCGTTACACCAATGGGGCGGGTTGCTGAGAACGTAGGCACGGGCAAAGCGGTATCGGTCGGGATCGTGTAGAGCCCGAACATTTTAAACGTCAGCATCGGGATGCCGTTTTGTGCGAACTTCATGGCGAAACTTCCGCGCACACCGCGCAGCGCATGCTGAATGCCATCGATGCAGTAATACAAGGTGACCGATTGTTCGCCAGACGAAATCGGGCTGTAGATAGCGGACACGCCTGCATTCAGCGTTTCAGCCATCGCGCAGGCTTTCATTAAAACGCCCCATTGCGGCGCTGATCCCGCTGCGCCTGCGCCACTGATTTCGACATCAAAGGTGAGTTGCGCGTGCTTACCTGCCACAATCTTTCCATCATTGGCAAAATAGGGGCGCACAACATTGCGCGCCGAGGCCTGCATGGTGAGTGCGGTAAGCTTGGGATTGACCACCAGAATCGCATTCGATGCGCCAGTAGGCACGGCATCAACGCCGTAAGTGGTTTCGATCTTGGCAAGCAGGACTACTTTTTTTGACTTTAAAGCCATTTCACACCTCGTCTGGGGTTGTTGGTGTTACAGGAATTTCTGTTGTTTGTTCGGGCGCGGGTTCGGTAGTTTCCACACGCACGCGCTTGCCGTTTTGGATCACGTAGCTGCCGCCTACTCCGTCAAATTCATCATCGTACATATCAGCCTCGCATATCCGGTGTGGTATCTAAAACCCAGTATTCAACTTGCCAATTCATTGTTGCAATGCCGCCGGGCTTTTCGCCGTCGCCATTAAATTCGATTCGGGTATCAACCATCGTGACATCGGTTGACAGGCCACCTAAAAAACGATCAGCGCACAGCGCTTTTTCTACTTCTAAACATATCTGATCCAGCGGATCATCGATCACCGTGCCGCGCACAATCGCTTTGATGGTCAAGTGCATCGTGCGATCTAAATTCCTTGGCACTAAGCCTGCCCAACTGCCCTCGCTGCGGCTGTTGATCGTGTCGCTATCGGTCATCACGATCAAGCCGGGTAATTCGCTATCGTTCACCGGAAACACACGGTTTTGAAACACATTCGCGCCGGTGGTCGTCAAGCCGGTTAATTTTGCAATGACCGCATCACGAATCTGTTTACGGATGTGGCTCATACGGCTGACAATTGCAAAACAGTAATTCCATTGCCATCGGGCTGCACTTCGCGAATCTTGAAATTGCGCCCGTTTACCACTACCGCCAAACCGTGTGTTACACCAACAACATCAGTATCTTTGCAGGTGATCATCGGGTTTTGATCTTCTATAATCCCAAGTTGCTGCTGATAGCCTTCGTCAAATATGACATTGATGGTGACTCCGTTGACCGTTGCTGATTTTGCAAAATCGGCAAAATACATATCGAACGGTTCAACGAAGCTCACGATCGTTTAAACAGTTGCGCCAGCGGGTGCGGCTTGTGCTTTAGCAGCGGCTGCGTATTGCTTTGCGGCTGCTGTTGCTGTAGGCGCATCCAATGTGCCTCGGCCTGAACTCAAAATCGATGCCACATCATCTGCGTTTGTATCAACAAAATCGCCAGGCATAACAACGCTTCCTTCGTGAAAAAATGGTTCGGTTGCATAAACTTTCATGATTTTTCCTTTTAAGTTGGGAGCGCTCACGCGCCCCCGTTGGTACTCGTTTCGATTACGCTGTTAAGGCGTCTGTCATCGCTGCGAAACATGCCGGATTGCGCACGCCGAAATCGATGAATTGATTTGCGGTTAAACGATACTGCCCGGCTGAAGCCAAGGTGTATGGATCAACCACAATATCCAAGCCGCCAAACAATGCCAGCACCAGTGCAGACCAATCTGAACTGAAGGCCAGCGTGCTAGTGATACCGGCTGCTGTGCCTTTTGTACCGTTAAATGGCATGTTGTTAGTCACGCCTGCTTTGTAGCTATTGAGCGGCGTTGGTGAACTATCGCTCCATAGCGGCATAAAGTTACCGGTTGCAATCTTGGATGTTGTTTTAGACCATCCGCGAGTGCGCGTATTCACAACATACCCTGCCAATTGATCTGGCTCGGCGTTGACGTTTGCGCAGGCTGATTCAAGGCCAACGATATGCGACCAAGCGATTTGCGCACCATTCGTGCCTCCGACAACTGCACCAATACCAGCCTGATTAATCAAGCCGCGTGGCTGCGGTGCCGTGCCCGTACCAATCAAACCAAAAGCGTCGATTTGTACGGCAATCCCCATAGCCAAATCGTTATAAAGCATTTGATCAACCGATAAGCTCGATTGGATCAGGGCTTGTTTTGAGTAAGGAATCGTGCCGCCGACGCGCTTTGGCGAGAACAGGATTTGCGTAGTGGTTGGATTGCCGTCTGTGAAAACCGCCAATTCAGTCGCATTTTGAATAGTTGTTGGCGCTGTTTTACGTGGAATGGCTATATTAGATGTTAGTCCACCCAATACTGAAATACCCATTTTGCTTAATACCAGTGCATTACGGAGTACATCTACAAATTCACCACCCAGCACGGATGTTTGAATCAAGTTGCCGCCATTACCTGCAGTGCCCGCATCAAATGCGCGGCTGGCAGACATGCTACGAATTGCCTCGGATGGAACAAAGAATCCTTCCGGGTCCATGCCAGTGCGTTTTGCAATAGCATCGGAAGCTGATTTTTCCAAACCGGCTTCTTTCCAGTCGCCTTTTGCAGCTGCAAGAATCGCGCGAGCCAGCGAATATTGTTTAACCTCACCATCAGTCAATCCAATATTCAGTTCGCGTGTGTCGGTATGGCGCGAAGTGATTTTTTCCATAATCGCGTTCTGAAACTCGACTACAGATTTGCCACTCTTGATAAATTCGCCTACCAGTTTTTGGCCGTCGTATTTGGCATAAGTTTCGGCCAGCGCCAATAAATCGGCTGTACGTTTTTGTTCGGCTTTTAAGCCTTCGTTTTCTGCATTCATGGCTACATTCCTTTCGGTAAGAATAATGGGTTCGGGAGTTGCTACAAGCTGCGTTGCCGGTTCCTCCTGGCTAGGTTCGACTACAGCTCCCGCCGCTGCCGATCTGCCGACGCCGACCGTGGCATCTGCAGGGACTGATACAATGGAAATCTCAAAAGGGGTCCAGCTGGTAACGCGGAATATCGGATCGGTATCACCTGCAGCGCGTTTTGTGTTGCTGGCAGCGCGATTCATATAATCAGCGCCGTGAATTTCTTTTTGACGCGCTTCGAATTCGCCCCAGGTAAATTTACGCAGTTTCCGATCTTCGCCTTCGCCGTCATCAGCTTCTAACTCGTCGATCATGTAACCAACCGATACGAGCGAACGAATACCGTCTTGAACGTCCTGGAAAATTTCAGAAGCTAAGGGGCCGCGTCCAAAACGGACAATTGCGCGCCCTAATTTATCGGGATCAATTACAGCGGAATCAATCACGCCAATTTGATTTTCGATTTCGTGATTGAGCAAAAGCGGATGGCGGCCATCAGCTAAGCGGGACAGGTCACATGACCCGTTAGAGTGATCCAGAATCTCAATTCCAAACCAGCGCTCGTAAGGTTCTTCTGAACTAAACGCCAATGGCACAGTACGTGCCGTCACGTCGATTGTGCCATCTCGAGTAATGCTGAATGTTCGTTTAAATTTCATGTTGGTATCATCCTTAGTTAGCCGGAACATTTTCAGTAGCCGATGTTACTTTTTGCACTTCGGTTTGTTGAATCGATGGATTAGAGGCTGGTGGCCCGGCTAGATTAAGTTTCATGGCAAGCATTTCTTCCTGTTCGCGCTGTAGCTCTTGCCAAACCACTTCACGATCCAGCCCGGATTCAGCGCAAATCTGTGTGCGGCTCTTGAGGCCGTTATTGATTGCCAGGACAGAAGCATTCAAATCACTTTCTGGATCAACCCAGCCCCAGCGACGGCCCTGCCATTGATGTGGTTTGAATTTTTCTGCTTTGGTTGCGGGGAGCGGAAATCCAGTTGGGCCTGTAATTGCGCCCGCCAGTAATGCCAAATCTAGCCATTCTTCATACAGCGGAGTCAGGAATGCGCTGGAGAACCAGTCTTGTAGTTCCATCCAGAATTCGCGTTCTTCTAAAACGCCAGAACGGATGCTGGAATAATTCACGCCTTCCAGGTCATTTGCCAAGCCGTTGTAAGCGACACCAATGGCCGAGGCAACTGCGCGCAAAGCGGACTTGATGAATACCGGATAAACCTCATTTGGATATTTGGAATCGAACGGCTTGAATTCATAACCCTCGGGCAACGTATCAAACGTGCCGGGCACGCTAACCTCAATCGCTGCAGCATCTGAGCCCGATGCCGTGGGATCCATAGGTAACCCATTCGGGCTGGTAAAAAAGCCCAGGGAATCGGCACCCTTGCGCGCTGCCACCAGCGCGGACTGATCAAGCTCGCCAATATGATACAGGCGTTCAATTGCGGCATGCATCCATGGCACACCACGGCGCTGTTCAGGGCGCAGTGGAATAAAGAAGTGGAACATGTCTTCAGCGGGAATGCGCTCAGTAACCGGCGCTGCATTTTGCATAAATGGATCGTAAGGGTGCGTTTGGCGCACCCAATACGCAACGGGTTTACCCATGGAATTTATTTCCACCCCCATGCGCAGCACGTTGCCATTGTCAAATTTGCGCTGTTCATTCACCATCAGTCGGTCTATATCTAAAATCTGCAATGAATAGCCGAATTTGTTCACGCCTTTGCCGCGCACTTTGCGGATTAATACCTCACCATCACATGCGACCGTGCGCAAAATTAAGCGGCATAATTCCTGAAATGATAATTGACCGGTAACCTCGCATACGCCGCGACGCGACCAAGCGGCAAAGGCGGCTTCGATGCTGTTGGCATCGACGGTATCGGGCTTGCCATTTTCGGCTGCGCGATTGAGCAACATAAAACCTTGCCCCACTACATTGCTGGCGACCATGCGCAAAAACTTTTGGCCGTAAGGATTATTTTGCGTGAGCTGGCGACTGCGTGCACGAAGTGTGTTTAAGCCAACGTATAAATCCGAATCAAGGCTGGTATTAAAGGCGTTAAAATTACCAGTCAAGCGTGTCGGTGTACCGGCGCTGAAGCTGCGTTGTTGCGTCGCTTTAAAATTTGCTACCCGATTGGCTATGCTGCGCTCATCTTCACGCTGCTGAATAAATTGCTTGAGAATGACGCTGCCCGATTGTTTTACTCGCTGTTCGTTGTACCAAGGTTTGCTTGTCGTCATTTTCAAAACCTCACGTAAACTTTGCGCCCGCTATCTAAACCGGCGGCGACTTTTTCAGCTCTTGCTTCGCGCGCAACTTCGCGCCGCCAGTAATCCATTTCAGCAATCCATTCGCCACGGGTTGCAAAGCGCATCATGCGGTTTTCAATTTTGTATTCGAAAACATAGGCGCGCGTGCTGGCTGCCGTAACCCAGGCTGCTTCTAATGAGTCCAGTATTTTTTTTGCGTTGCTGCGCGTATCTATCCCAGCAGCCTGACCGGCCCAATTGGGTTTTATTTCAATGCTGCCCGTAGCGATTGAGAAGCGATTGCCGGAAAGGTCAGTTAAATAAGATTGCCAGGCATAAACACCGGGTACATAAGCCGCGCTGGTCGCAGCAGGCACGCTGATCAGGAAGTCGTTTACATTTGCATTTGAAGCGATGTCGATCTTGCCGGTGGTATTGATTAGCCGATAATTCAGCGTCCAGCCCGAGCTGGCCGGGCAGTCGGGAATGGTAATTTGCCAGGTGATGGTGTCACCGGCGAAAACGGATGAGGGCTCTGTTGAGGGGATTGGCAGCATGTCTGCATGCTATATTTTGCCCTAGAACATTTTCAGTAGCCGATGTTACTTTTTTATCTAATGCCCGAAATATCTACCCGAGCGCGCTTGATATGCGCCTGGCAAAGAGCCGTAGGATTGCCGCATACTGGCTTTGGGAATGTAGTCCGGCAAGGATGATTTGCCGTACGCCGAAATAGCCGGACTATCTGCACCATCGTTGATTGCTATGGTTGCGCCAGTGGTGATGCTGCCCGCGATAGACGGATTATCTTTGCCCTGAGTTGTGGCGATGCTGGCAGACGTGATCGAGGTGAGTGTGCTGGTGAGTGCGGCAAGGTCAAAGCCATCAAGTGTTGAGATCGATGCGCCGGTGGTCACGGTTGTGGCGCCAGCTGCTACATCGGACGAATCAACAGCAGCGATTTGAGCTTTTGTCCAGTTGGCTGCCGTAGCTGTAGTGGTGTCTGCGCCATCGGTTGTGGCGATACTGGCGGATGTTACGGATCCGAATGCGCTGGTTATCCCGGCAAGATCAAAGCCGTCAAGTGTTGAGATTGATGCGCCGGTGGTCACGGTTGTGACGCCAGCTGCTACATCGGGCGAATCAACGGCGGCGATTTGAGCTTTCGTCCAGTTGGCTGCTGTGGCTGTAGTGGTGTCTGCGCCATCGGTTGTGGCGATACTGGCCGTGGTAACAGAGCCTACTGTGGTGATAATCGCTGTTAAATCGGCGCTATCGGTTGCGCCGATTTGTGCAGATGTCCAAACTGCGGCGGCTGCGGCTGTAATATCGGGGCCGTCAACTGTTGCGATATTCGCAATGGTTACACTGGTAACTGTTCCGGTGCTTGTGGTTAAATCTGCGCCATCAACGGCAGCGATTTGAGCTTTGGTCCAGTTGGCTGCTGTGGCTGCGGTTAAATCTGCGCCATCGGTTGCGGCAATACTGGCGCTGGTAACGCTTGAGGTGGTTGCGGTGAGTACGCTGACATCAGCGGCATCGGTTGCTGCGATTGTGGCGCTGATGCCAGCGCCGCCGCTTGCTGCCCTTAGTAATAATAGCAGCGACATGGATTATAGGTTCTTGGTGTACTCCGTCCACTTGCAATCAACCGTCCACATATCCGTGACGGGATTTTGTGTGGCCAGCGTATATTCTAATCGGCAAACTACTCCTTCCAGCGGCCCGAGTGTAACCAGCTCGTTTACACCAGAAAGAAACGGAAGTGTGTCAATAATTTCGTAGCCCGCTGCCGTGATGAGCCGGGGCGCAAAAGCTTGGGTGAGCACTCCCCCGACGGTAGTTACAGCAAGGGCTGTAGCAGCGATTGTGCCGTCCGCGCTTGCATCTTGCCAGAGTGTTGCCGCCGCGTTAGAGGTGAGCAAATTGTCACGGGCGGCTTTTGCAATCGCTGCGCCCCCGGTTGGCACGGCAGTAAAGCGGTATAACCGGATATGGGGAGGCAAGACGGTAACCGCTTTAATCACGGTCTGTACCATATCAATCGTCAATCTTTCCAGATCAACAAATATCGGCGAGGCGGTTGCATTATGTAAGGCAAATAAGTTTTGCCCGGTGGTGCCTGCGCGTCCTGGTATGCGGAAAGAGCA